TAAACAGACGGTATTTTGGAGACAAACTCTTTGACAGACTAGTAATTGCGAATATAACAGGTGCATAAACGGATAATCAGAAAAACCTTCTATACATAATTAATATTCAAAAGTGTTATAGACTGGTGCTGTATATGTTTCAATTGTTGTCTTTTGATTTTGGAACCGTCTCCATGAGTCACAGAGAAACAATACTAATACATAATCCAAGATGTCCGATAAGTGCCCATATTTTTCTTCTTTTCCACCGGTTTTGGGGTTTAATACTTTTTTCTTGGATTTGGTGCCGTCAGAGTTCTTCTGCTGATATATCATATCTTCAGTAAATTTACGACACCGTAGGTCTGCCATGAATTTCCAACCGTCAAACCCGTTTAATATAGCGTTGACAAACTCCAACCGGGTACTTTGTGGCGGCTGCTTCTGAAGCAATTTTATACGTGGCCTTAGTACATTGTTTTTCATATTGTCCACTATAATAGTATAGTTGTTGACACCTTCTTCTGTTTGCGTGCTACGTGCTAATCCTGCTGGGTCTCCTGTTATAATTATTCCGCCTATATGCTGATTCTGGAGGTGTTTGTCTCTTATTTTTTGAGATAATTTGGGGGTATTGTTTTCTTTGTTCTCTGGTTTACCTAAGTTTTCTTCCAGCAGATATATTTCTTTCTTTTCATAATTAATCTGCAACTCCATCTCACTCATATATGGAGCGACATTAAAGTCCCATCCTGATATGATTGGCTTCATCGGATCATAAACTTTTTCCCGTAACCGTTCAATAAGATGTTTTTCGCCATCAAAATTCCAATATGCAGCCATAAGGTTTGAATCAACAAAATCCCAGTTCCCATATAAAAGCCTTTCTCGTGTTGCTCGATCTGTAATTTTGTTTAATGCTGCAACATAGGTCTGTACAAACTGAATATCCGGATTATCAAAAACAGAGAATGGTACGTATGCTTCGCCTTCTTTGCATAATACAGGATTTCCTTCATCGTCTTGAACAAAACGCGAACGTACCCAATTGATGCAAGGGTTGGTTGACATCATCATTCTAGCAGTTTTAAATGTTTCTGCTGTGCGCCAACGAAGACGAGAAAATAATACCTCAATAGCTCTTTCTGAAATCTCTGATACCTCATCTATGAATGCAATAGTATATTCTGAAGACCCGAAACGTTCAAAGTTTGGATCTGAAGGTAAGTCAACCATTTCTTGCATGATGATGACTGAATCATTCCAAAATGTCAATATCCCATCCAGATTGTTTATTTTGTAATTCACCCCTTCTTTTAGCCCCCATTCCTTACATACTTTCTTTATGGTATTCCAAGTAGAACCTTTCAAGCTCTTTAAGGTTTTACGAGCTACAACGGCACGTATATCTGGAAATCTCATACAGCTACTAACAAGCCAGCAGCTTCCTAAATAAGATTTTCCACCTCCGGCTGCACCACCTCCTAAAATAAGTTGTGGTAAATTTTCAGAGCCGCATGATGTGCAATATGGTTTATATTGTGGATTTCCTTTAATATCATGTCCGACCATTTTTTGTGATATATGCCCTCCACAATGAGGGCAATAGTCGGGTTGAAGTAATTTCCATAATTCATATTGTTTGGGAGATGGCTTGAAATCAATTTTTATGTTTGGTGCTTTTAATCCTACAGCCATATTGTTAATTTAAAACAATAAATGGGAATCCG